CCAACGTATGCAGATAAGCCCAGGAAAAGCACGGTAATATCCGAAGAAAGCCAAGACGCAGACACGGAGACCGGCGAGGGAGAGCCCCTCGCCGGCCTTCTCAATAAACTAGATCCTGGAAGGCACGGAGAGGGAGAGTTATGATCACGGTCTCAAGCGCAGCGGGGATAATCATGGTCTTCAAGAACAAGGGGGACCTGGAGTCACATATCAAGAATCTGCAGGTGCTGGCGGACTTCAAGGCCACGGAAGGGCAGGAGTATCCGGCGGTCTATTCCCAGTTCGTGAGACCGGATAGCGGGCAGGACGTGGTGGGCTGGATCCGCCACATGCAGGACCGTCTCCTGGACGGGATCTATTCGGGGGAAATGCCGAAGGTTCACCCGGCGGGGCCGGGATCAGATCAGGCTGGGGAGATCTAATCATGGAAACGGTGGCGGAAAGGCGCAAGAGGCTGACAGATTTCGCGGCCGCCGGAATACTGATGAAGGAAGAGGCCACGAATGAGATGCGGGAGGACATGGGGCTTCCATCAATACAAATGACCAGCCCGGCTATGAAGGCCAGAGAGGCGGCTGCCGAGCTGTGCTTCTATCAGATCAGACATCAGGAAGGCTGCAAGGCTAGGAGGATGTTCTTTAGTGGGAAGTGTGACTGTGGCCGGGATGACCTGGTCAAGAGGCTGAGGGAGCTCGCGGCGTGAGAATCAACTGGATCATGGACCGGGTCCTTCAGATCAAAGAATTCGGGCAGAAGGGCGGGAACTGGGAGGAGGAAGGGGTCTTCCTGATCCGGACGATGAACCTGGAAGTCCGGCTCAACAACTGGGACCAGGAGAAGGCCGGGATCCCACCCCACCACATCCGGGTGAACGAGACCCAGGAGAGGCTCCCCCTCCTGGAAATAGCCCCGGACGGATCCGGCTGGGCGAACCGCTCGGACATAGAGGAGCGGACCTTCCGGGAGCTGGAGGGCGTGCTGCGGGGCCTCAGGGACGATGAGATAAACCGTGGCTGAGAAAAACCCGGAGCGCAAGATCGGTCCGGAGGAGAAGCTGTGGAAGACGATCCTGGACCTGGCCGAGATGCCGGAGAAGGAGCAGGCGCCCCTGCTCGCGCTGGCGCGGGGACGGGACCTGGACGTCTCCCGGATCCAGCGGGGGCAGCAGAAGATCGTGGAGGCCCTGGAGAGGCTGACGAAGGCCCTGGAGTCCACCGGGAACATCTAAAGCAAGGGAGGCTAAGCATGGGAGAATGCCCGAGAAGTGAGGACGGAGCGGAACTGGTGCCGTTCAAGGCATACGCGCTGGAGTTCAGCGATAAGCCGGACGCGAACGGGGACGTGATCACCAGGGAGGCGGTGAATATGTCCGCTCACCGACTCGTGGACACGGTGATCCGTGACAGATTCCGGCGCGACGTTCCGGGAGTGGGAGTGGTGAATCAGGTCGGCATAGATTCACGGGGAGTGGTGGTGGAGGGCCGGATCCGGAGGGACCTGGATGGGAAGGGGGAGTACGCCTGCGGGGGGCCAGTCCTATGGAAGGAAGGGAACAGGGTCAAGGAATGGAGGCTGAAGGAGGTCTCATGGGTACAGAGCCCGAGGGAGATCCTGGCAGAGGTGAGGGAGAAGCTGAAGTACACGGAAAACGTGACACAGCTGGCCCATAGGCTCAGGCAACTGGAGAATGGGGAAGGGGACGTGCCTTCGGATCTGCCTGGCATGATCAAAGGGACAAGGGACATGCTGGACATGGCCCTCGTGGAATGGGTGAAGTCGAGGAGATAGGACAAGGGGTTATCCTGGTCGGGGAAGAGGGGGGCTCTGGACTCGGAAAAGGACACGAAACGCCCACGCCCCCCTGGGGGCGACGAAGAACGGGCCGGTAAAGCCGGGGCCGTGAGGCTCCTGGATCCATACGGAAGGCCGACGGGTGAAGGAGCCGCCAGGCCCGTGGTCTTGGACGGGAAGGGGTCTCCCTGGTCCAGGCAGCCCCAGGAGAGGGCTGCAGAGGATCCGGAGGCGTCCCAGGACCCTGGGGACGACCAGGGCCAGCAGGAGGTCTCCCAAGAGCAGGAGGACGGGGAGGCGCTCCAGAAGAAGATAGACCCCACGGACCACGCGATATCCGAGCTCCTCAGCCTCAGGCCGGGAATCACGAACGAGGAGATCGGGGAGCTGGTCAACCTCACGGAGTCGGCGGTAAGCAGGAGGAGGCACAGGCCGGTCTTCCTGCGGTATATGATCTGGCTCCGCAAGCCGGCCGTGGAGATCATCCGGTCGGCCCAGAAGAAGGCGGCGCAGAGGCTGAGCGAGGCCCTGGACGCGATGTATGCGTCCGGGAGGCCGGACCACTGGATCCGGATCGCGGCGGTCAGGATCATCACGGACATGACGATAGGAAGGTCCGGGGCCCTGGCGTCCGACGCCCAGATATCAGACATCCCCGGCATCCCGGCGGACGAGGTCCCCGAGCTGGCCCACAGCCTGGTGGACGCCTACAGGAAGCACAACGTCAAGATGATCAAGAGGCTCCCCCCTGACAAGAAGGCGGAACCGGATCTGTAGGTGACGACCCCCAAGGACGAGGCGGACGCCCTCTGGGCCTCGCTGACGGACGCCCAGAAGTCCACCGTGGCCTCGGAGAGCTTCGCGCTCTGGGCGCGGAACATGGTGGTCCTGCCGGACGCCAGGCAGGGGAGGCTGCAGCTGGAGGCCCGGCCCTGGTACTGGGAGCTCTATCTCCTCTGGGAAAAGGCCTGGCACGAGGCCGTGGTCCAGAAGTGCACCCAGATCGGCGTCTCGACCTGGGTGGTCCTCGGGACGGCCCACGGGGCCTCATACCACTGGCCGAAGGGCTTCATCTACTACCTCCCCCAGGACAAGCAGACCCGGGACTTCGTCAAGCAGAAGGTGAACAAGGTCTTCGAGGCCACGCCGTTCCTCAGGAGGACGGTGGCCCAGGCGGGGGACTCCCTGGGCGTGAAGTCCTTCCGGAAGTCCATGGGCTACTACAGGGGCATCGAGACCCCGCAGAACAGGAAGTCCATCACCGCGGACGTGGTGGTCCTGGACGAGTACGACGACATGGAGCCGGAGCACGTCAAGGAGGTCCACGACAGGAGCCGGGCCTCGGACATCCGGAGGACCGTGAAGCTCGGGGTCCCGTCCGTGGAGGACGTGGGCATCAACGCGGCCTTCCTGAAGTCCACGCAGAACTACTGGACGCTTCCCTGCGAGGGCTGCGGCCGGGAGTGGACGGTGGAGGACAGCTGGCCGAACTGCGTGGACCGGGAGACCGGGGAGCTGAAGTGCTCCAAGTGCGGGGAGCCGACGGAGGCCACGGAGGGCTACTGGAAGCCCCGGAACCCGGACTCCGGGATCCCGGGCTACACGTTCAACGGGGCCATGAATCCCACCGTGGACCTCCTCAAGGAGCTGGAGGAGTACGAGAATGCCCAGTACCGCCATCTCTGGGTCCGCGGGTTCCTGGGCCAGCCCTCGGCCCCGGACTCCGGGAAGCGGATGACCGCCGAGCAGATCCTGGCCCAGTGCTGCGCGCCGGAGCACGGCGGGGGGTACGACCAGGCCCTCTCCTCGGAGACCAAGACCTTCATGGGGGTGGACACCGGCGCCTCGTCGGCCACGAGGAGGGCCTACATCGGGGAGGTCAAGGACGGGGTCCGGAGGCTCCTCAAGCTCTGGCCCTACGAGGACCTGGCGGACCTGGTCAGGAACTACGAGCTGTTCCACGTGGAACAGGGGGTGATCGACGCCGGAGGGGAGCCCACCCTGGCGAAGGAGTTCTGCGAGGCCTTCCCCAGGAGGGTCTTCCGGTGCCAGTTCAAGACGGGGGAGCTCCGGGCCAAATTCAACGAGAAGACCGGCGTGGTCCAGATCGACAGGGTGGCCGCGCTTGACCTCAGCCGCGATGCTCTTTATAGTGGGACCGTCCTCCCGTCCGGGGACGACGAGGACGTCCGGACCTTCGCCTCGGAGAATGCCGCCCTCGTCCGGACGGAGGTCAAAACCCCGGAGGGCTCCGTAGTGATCAAGTACAAGAGTCACGGCGCGGACCACGGAGGATTCGGCTGGACCTACCTACTCATCGCGATGACTAGGGAACGGGTGGACGCCTCGGCCAAGGCCCTCGGCGGACAGAGCGCGAACGCCAAGCTGCAGAGGATCCTCCAGCGCCGGGGACTCGGATAGTGAAGATCCCGGGGCAGTCCATGGCGGCCAGGATGCGCGACCGCCTCTACCGGAACCTCTCGAACGTCATCATGCCCGGGGAGGTCAGGAAGGAGGCGCGGGCCCTGGCGGTCCGCCGGATGGCCATGGCCACGGGACGCGCGCGGTCCCGGCCGGACCCGGACTCCGCGGTCTACATGTCGATCAAGCAGGACGGCACCGACGTCCTGACCCAGCTGGCCCGCAACTCCAGGAACGACGTGATCATCAAGAGGGACGGGGACCGGATCCTGTGGCGCCGGCGGATCAAGCCGCAGGTCCTCTCCGGGATCTACGACCTGGTCTCCTGGGTGAACGCGGGCGTCAACGAGATCGAGAAGTGGGTGAACGCGGAGGGCTGGGTCATCGCGCCGAAGGACGGCGGCGGCGCTCCGAGGGACAGGGAAATGCTGATGGAATTCTTCGAGGCCCGGAACTCGGACGGCGACTACATAGAGGACCTGACCGCCGACATCGTCGTGGACTCCATCAGCCTGGGCGACCACCACACCGAGCTCGGGAGGTTCGACGGCACCGGGGACCTGGCGGAGCTGTCCACCATCGCCGGGGAGACCGTGCACCTGGAGACGGACAAGGACGGGAACCTCATACGGCTGGTCCAGATGGAACCCCGCAGCGGGAAGAAGATCGGGCAGGTCGAGCGCGAGGACTTCATGCAGTTCCGAAGGAACGCCCGGGGCCGGAGCCTCTTCGGGTCCTCCATCTTCAAGGGGCTGCTCATGGCCGTGGAGTCCGACGTCAACTCCCAGGTCTGGAACCGCGACGGGTTCAAGCACCGGAACGCGGCGGCCCGCGCGTGGATCTTCCCGCAGGACACGAGCCCCCAGGCCATGGACGCCAACGAGGCCAACATCACCCAGGCCCGGGGCGTCGGGGGCAGCCACCAGGACATCATGCTCCGCGCCGCCGGCGGGGAGATCAACATCGAGAAGCTGGACGTCACCCCGAAGGACATGGAGTACGAGAAGATGCGCCGGATGAGCCGGGAGGAGTTCCTCGGCGTCCTCGGCGTCCCTCCCATGCTGCTCGGGATCATCGAGGCCGGGAACATCGGGGGCGGCACGGGCAAGGACCAGATCCGGAAGTTCGTCAAGGGAACGGTCATCCCCATGCAAAGGCGGATCGCCCGGATGTACACGGACCGGATCATCAAGGCGGAGTTCGGGGTCGAGGGATGGAAGTTCCGGTTCAGCACGGACGACATCGTGGACGAGAACGACCGCGCGGAGACCGAGAAGATCTACGTGGAAGCCGGCATCAAGACCGTGGACGAGGCACGGGAGACCATCGGGCTGCCGCCCCTGGACCAGGTGGCGGAGGAGGAGGCCGAGCGCGCGGAAAAGATGCTGACCAAGAGCCTGAGCTCAGCGACTGCGGAGACGGAAATCGTTCCCATCCCCAGGGCCCCACAGGTCACGGCGGCAGTCATGAAGCTCAAGGGCGGGATCCTGCAGGTGCTCAGGCGGTGGAGGAGCAAGGTCAACGTCAGAATCAGGTCTATCCTCGGAAAACAAGAATTCGGCGTCAACGACTTCGAGGAGGACATCAAGGCCAGGGACATGGAACTCGTGCTCGCCGCGGGTCTCGCCACGGCGGCCCGCGCCGGGCTGAGGCACGGACGGAGCCTGGGAGGGGATCCCTCCGATGAGGCCCTGGCCAGAATCAGACCCATAGCTCAGCTCAGGGCCCAGGAGCTGGCCGGCGAGATAGCCGGTGACGTCGTCACGCAGATTGAGAGCGCCGTGGCAGCCGGAGTGGAGAGGGGAGCCGGAGCCCGGGAGATCGCCGCTGACGTGCTCAAGGTCTTCGACGAGCCCAGGCTGATAGAGGTGGCCGCCAGCGTGAACGAAGAGGGCCAGGTCATCAGGGTGGCTCATACCAGGACACTGGATGCCAACAAGTGGGCGGAGATGGTGGCCAGGACGGAGGCTTCTGAGACCGCCACCCAGTCCAGCCTGACCAGCTTCGAGGCCGCGAGGATCACGAAGGTCCGCTGGAGGACGGCGAGGTTCCGCGTGGACCAGAAGATATGCGCGAAGGTGGACGGGAGGATCTTCCTCCTGCAGGACGCCCTTCAGTCCAAGCTGATCCCGGCCCACCCGCACTGCCGCTGCACGTTCGAGCCGGCCCCGGACTCCGCGGAGGTGAACGGGTCCGTGACCCAGGTCCGGGCCCTGCAGGCCAAGCACGAGGTGAGGTTCCCTAATACGATCTCTAAACAGGAGGGGGGTGATCCGGAATGAGCAAGCCAATGGTGCGACGGAAGCTACCGAAACAGTTCCTGAGACAGCTGGCCAGCGTGGCGGAGACGGGCATGGGCTACCAGGTCGTCACCCTCGTCATGCGCGACGGATCACAACATCCCGGCACCATGGTCCTCAACGGGGAGACCGCCCTCGTCCCCGACGGCCTGGACATGTCCGCCCTGGCCGCGGTCAAGGCCGGACACCTGGGCAGGCGGTGCCCCCCGGGATCCAAGCTCGACAGGCGGACCGGCCGGTGCGTCCGGGAGAAGAGCGAGAAGAAGGGGAAGGGGATCCGGGCGCTGAGGGAGGCGCCGGAGTACGCGATCGTCCTAAATGAGATGCTCGCCGGAGAGGTCATGAAGTCCAAGGGATCAATCATCTTCTTCGGGCCCAACGCCGGTACCGTCCCCATGCCCAAGGACGCACACGGGAAAGCCTGCTACCTCATCAGGAAGTCCGGAGACGGATCCATGGCCGTGATCGGGATCGTGCGGCCCACGATCCTCGGAGACAGGAAGGCGCGCATCTCCCCCCTGCGGAAGTTCGGGGACGCCCGCGGCGTCAAGCTCGCCCAGGGCGCCAAGGGACCCGTGGTCCGCCGGAGGTCCCTGATCTTCACGCACAAGGAGACGCCCAAGGCCTCTGGCGAGACGGAGAGCCCTTCCGGTGAAACAAAACCGTCCGATGGTGATACGAAAAGGTCCGGAGACGAGACGCTGAGGAAGGTCCTGGCCGAGACGGTGGGGAACCCCACGGCGGACGGCGGGGCCCACAGCCACCGGCTCCTCAGGAACGAGGGCCGGGTCTTCGGGCAGGCGCGCCACTTCCACAAGTTCGTCCTGCCGGACGGGCGGGTCTCCGTCACGGACCCGGACGGGGACCATCCCCACGGGCTGGACGGCGACCTGGCCACGGAGGAGGGCTCGGAGCATGAGCACGCGCTGGGACTCCCCCCGGAGATGGACCAGCGGATCGTGAAGACCAAGCCGGGCGGGAAGCACATCCACCCGGCCCTGACCATGGAGACGGGTTTCGGCGGCCCCCACGTCCACGAGCTGGAGCTGGAGACGGACGGGAAAACGGTCACCCTCGTCAGCATGACCTCCGAGGAGGAGGCCATGGAGATGCCAGGCGGCCCCGGGGACGAGCCGGACGGGTCCCCGACCACCCCGGAGGCGATCCTGGAGATCGCGGGGGCGCTGGGGATCAAGGCCGACGGGGACGTCAAGGGGGCCATCGACGAGATCATGAAGCAGACCTCCGTCCAGTCCGTGGTCCTCTCCAAGCAGAGGTTCCGGACTCTGGAGGAGGCCAGGTCCTGGATCAAGGAGAACGGGTTCAAGGATGACAAGGTGGATGAAAAACCGAACACGTTCCGATTCAGGCAGTTCCCCCCAGGGCGGTGTAAGAGGGGAACCTTCCGGCAGATCCGCCCCCGCGGGAGCCGGGGGGTGCAGTTCGTGATCTGCGTCCCTACGGGGAGCGTGACTCCGCCCGGGGGGCTCGGACGCTCGGAAGGCGGCCGGGACTCGACCCTGACCCTGGGATTCTCGGAGGACGGAATCCGGAAGGACGTGGTGGAGGAGTCCTCCATCCGGATCCACCAGAGCAAGACGGGGTTCCAGTCCTTCGTGCAGCAGGGGGACATCCTCTTCGCCACGGACCAGAAGGCCACGGGGAAGGCGTCCGGGAAGGTCGTCCTCCTGGAGCGGCAGCGCATGGACGGGGACGCCATGGACAAGGCCCCGGCCGGGACCAAGGACGCGATCCTGGTGGAGCCCGCCAAGGGGGACCCGAAGAAGGTGGCCCGGGAGCACCTGGGCCGCAGGGTCTTCGTCATGAGCAGGGTGGGGAGCCGCCTGGTGGAGGAGCAGGTCCACCTGGCCCTGATAGATCCCACGAAGGCGGAGCCCTGCAAGGTCTGAATGAAGCCCAGAACGGGGGGGCTCATTCCCCGGGGAATGCCGGGCCTGATCGGGGCCACAGGATGTTGTCGGTCCGGGTTCCGACTACCACTAGATGTAGTGCCTGAGACCCCTCCTATGATACAATCCATGAAGGGACGGTCCCTGGCGGAGACGGCCACGAACGACCGGAAGGTCCGCCAGGCCAGGAGGCTGCTGGACGAGCTGCTGAAGGGCTGCCTGGTCAAGGGCTTCTATGGGGACGTCTCCGTAAGGGCGAGGATCATGGACGGGACCATCCAGTACGTGGACCACTCCATGGAGCAGAAGCACACGTAGGCGGGGCATCACCAGGGCCGGGAGACCGGTACCAAAGGGGGGCCCGGGAAACGCCGAAAGGCGTCCCGGGCCTTTTTTCGTTCATGGGGGACGGATGATCAAGAACGATTTTCTGATCCGCGGGACCGCCAAGGTCATCGAGAAGAAGGTCAACGGGGAGGCCAAGTTCTTCCTGGAGATCCTGGCCTCCACCGCGGACATTGACCTGGAGGACGACGTCATCTCCGGGGACGCGCTCCGCGGGGCCCAGCACGACCTCCTCAAGAACAACACGGTCCTCCTGGGCCACGACCGCGACGAGATCCTGGGGGCGACGGTGGAATCGGAGTTCACGCCGCCGAAGAGCCTCAAGCTCGTCCTGCTGATCTCCAACACCCGGCCGAAGGAGCAGCAGATGATCCGCGAGAACGCCCTGAACAAGGCGTCCATCAGCGGACGGATGCTGAACTGGGTGGAGAAGGTGGACAAGAGCACCGGGAAGCCCATCCGGGTTATTACAAGGATCCGGCTGCATGAGGTCAGCCTGGTCCCCCTGCCGATGAACCAGGAGGCGAGAACCCTCCGCTGGTGGGTGGACAAGGCCGGCCCCGTTCTGGTGATGGGGTTGGGACAAGAAGAAGCGAAGGGAGGTGATAACGAGAACATGGGAGATGAAAACGTAAACAAGGACCAGCCCGGCGACGGTGTGACCCCGGGGACGGAGACGCCCCCGGACACCGACGTCGTGACCGGCTTCACATTCGATCCCTCCGAGGTGGACGCGGTGGGCAAGAACGTGCAGGCCGAGGCGAAGGCCCTGGAGGTCCGGGAGAAGATGCTCCACATCACCGGCAGGCTGAAGGCGGAAGCCCCCGACGAGGGGGTGGCCAAGGCAGCCGAGGTGCTGGAGACCCTGATCGGCCAGCTGGACATCGGGATCGGCCCCCAGAAGTCAGAGGGGGAGGCCGACTCCAGGCTCGGCAAGATCGAGGCCCTGCTGCAGGACCTGAAGGCGGGGAAGGTCGAAGGAACCGTGACGGGCGGAAAGCCCGACGGGAAAACCCCGGCGAAGCCCAAGCCCGGCGTGTTCGTGATCCGGCGCAGCGCGCCCCCCCAGGGAGGCGAGCCCGCGGACGACCAGTCCCCGGAGGACCCGGACAAGGCCCTCAAGGCGGAGCTGAAGGCCGCCACGACCAGGGAGCAGAAGTTCGGGATCCTGAGGAAGTACGGACGCTTCAGCATCAAGGCGGCCTAGGGGGCCGGCCCAACCAGACTAAAAAAAGAGGGGGGTGATTCAGCAAATGAAACTGCAATTCGAAGGTGATACGGACTTGGTCGAGGAGGTGATGAAGGCCCTCACGGCGGGCACCGGCGGTCCACTCGTGGACGACGTCCGGGACTCGGTGATCGGTGAGGAGCTGGACAAGCGCCACCAGACCTGGGCCAACCTACGGCGTCAGCCGGGGGTGGGATCCCAGGCCCTCGTGACCAGGAAGACCGCGCGACCGACGGCCGGATGGGTTGGTGAGACCGCCCAGCAGGCCCCCTCGGACGCGACCTACACGTCAGCGAGCTTCGACTACAAGGTGATCTCCGCCGTCGGCGGGGTGAGCCGGAAGCTGAGGCTCGGCGCGGTGAACGTGTTCGGCGACTTCAAGGACCAGGCGGTCATGGACGAGCTGGACGCGGTGGTCAACCTGATCGAGTCCACGCTGCAGACCGGGACCGGGGCGGGTGACATCCCGACCGGCATCGACACGTTCATCGACGCGGGCGCCGCGACCCAGAGGATCGAGGCGGGGGTCGCACCGGCCGGGGATTTCATAAACCTCAGGGACCTGGACAAGGCGATCGACGCGGCGGAGGACAACGACGCCAGGATTCGATTCGCGATCACGTCCTCATCCGTGAGGCGTGAGTGGAATGCGCTGCTGCAGTCCCAGCAGAGGTTCGTCCAAGAGACGGAGATCAAGGGTGGTTTCACGGTGATGACCTACCAGGGCATTCCCGTGCTGCGATCCAACGGAGTGGTGGCCGATGGCGATGGCCTCTTCCGGATTTCCTGGCTCGACGACGAGACCGGCTTCTGGATCCAGCATCTGCTTCTGCCCACGGTCTTCGAGCTGGCGCTGACGAAGGCATCTCAGGAGGACTTCGAGGTGCTGGGGATCATGGCGTTCGTTCTGAAGAACCGGATCCGCGTGTCGCAGAACACGAACATCAAGCTGACCCCGTAGGGGCGGCTTAGGCTTGGCTCCCACGTCACGGCCCCGGTAGCGGGGTCGGGGGCCCGCGAGGGCCCTGGGACTCAGGCCGGGGATGGACGGGACCCGGCTCTTTTTTTCCCCTATCATGGGAGGGAACCCATGGCGGAGTTCAGGAAGCGGCGCCAGGGAGGGGTCTCCCTGGACATGGTCCTGAAGGAGTACCTCAGGACCTCGGCACTCTCCCCGACGGAGAGGCTGAAGGCGCAGAGGGTCATAGACGAGGTGAGGGCCCGGAGGGCCGGAAGGGGGACGCATGTCCGAGGAGCCGCAGGTCTACAGGGTCAGGCACAAGACTTTCAAGGGGAACTACCGCGAGAGCACCTACGTCGAGTCGGGGATCGAGGTGGTGGGGGGGATCGCCACCTGCCGGAGAAAGAGGGCCGCGATCGAGCTGGTCCAGACGAAGGGGTATGACTGGCTGGACGAGCGTGACGACCCGAACTCGGAACGCTTCAAGAGGAACGCGCAGAAGTCCGAGTCCCTGGCGTCCCGCGCCGGCCAGGCGGTGAAGGACGCGGTGAAGAAGGTCACGAAGAAGAAGGGTTCCAAGAAGAAGGAGGAGTAGGCCGTGGCCGTGGCGCCGATCGATACGATAGAGAACGTCCGGCTCTGGGTCCTGGGGAACTCCGCGGACACCTCCCAGGACGCGCTCCTCAACCTGATCAGCGCGGACGTCACCGGGGCCTTTCAGGACTACACCCACCGGCAGCTCTCCGAGAGGCTCGCCTTCACCGAGAGGCACCACGGCAGGAACACCCCCTTCCTCTTTCCCTTCGACGCCCCCATCAACGCGGTCAGCTCCCTGCAGCTCGTGGATCCCGACGGGGACGTCCTGATCCAGGACCTCGCCGAGGGGCCGGACTTCGTCATCGCACCGTCCAAGGAGTACATCCAGCTCAGGTTCCTGGAGGAGCGCCGCGGGATCACGGGGAGGTTCCTGCCCCGGTTCCCGGCCGGTGAGAACAACATCAAGATGGTCTACGATTCCGGGTTCGCGGCCGCCGACATGCCGCCGGGGGTCAAGCTGGCGTTCCGCGAGACGGTCCGCATGTACTTCTCCCTCCGTAAGCCGGGGTCCGGGACGCCGGGCATGAAGTCCGAGCGGATCTCCAAGTACGCCTACACGCGCCAGGAGGCCGCCGCCGGATCCAACCCGAACAGCGGCCTGCAGCTGACCCAGGAGGCCCGGTCGGCCCTGAACCCCTGGATCCGCCCGTGGATGAGGTTCACCGGGCGGGACCTCACCCCGAACACCGTCACGAGGTCGGCCTCAGAGATCCTGCCCTAGGCCCCGCCCGTGGCCATCGACGACTTCATCAACACGGCTGTAACGGTCAAGAAGTCCGGGGCCACCGTGAGCCGCTACGGGATCAAGACCCCGGCCGCGGACGTGACGATCAATGCCAGGGTGGAGGAGGCGAACGATCTGGCCGTGGAGATCGAGGGCCGCCAGGTCTCCGTGAACGCCCTGCTCATCGTGGATGCTGACGCGAATATCACGGTCCAGGACCGGGTGATCCTTCCCGATGACCCCGGGGTGGAGATGGAGGTCGTCCGGGTGGACAGATCCCGGCACGGGGACGGCTCCGTCCACCACAAGGAGGTCCTGGTGGGCCGGGCCCGGAGGGTGGCCTAGTGGCGGTCCTCCAGGCCGTGGTCAAGCTCAAGGGACTCAAGA